CCCGCCGCTTCTGGCCCGCCCTCGTCGCCGGGCTCGCCTACTACCTGGGCCTCAATCGTGGGATGCAGTTCTCCATGGATCGCCTGGCGATGCTCAAGGCGGAGTACGAAGACCAGCTTCTGCATGCCACCGACGAGGACCGCGAGCGCGCCACCCTCCGTATAGTGCCACGCTACAGGTACTGACATGGGCCACTTCGCCTCCGGCAAACACAGTTGGAGCTTGTGCGACAGGTGCGGTTTCCGCTACCGCTACCTCCAGATCCGCAATGAGCCGGGCACCCGTTGGCGCGTCTGCAGCACCTGCAACGACGGCGAATTCAACTTGATGACCCACCCGCAGAATAGGCCGCCGCCCGTCTATCCTGACCCGCAGGCCCTGCGCTACCCGCGTCCCGATGTGCCCCTGGCCATCAACTACAACCAGACCGATGAGCAGCAAGTCCCCCTGGATGACGGTGGGCCCGGAGGTTCCTAATGACCATTGTCAACGCCAACCGCGTCCGCGAGAACACCACGGGAAATGGCACGGGGGCCCTCGCCCTCCTGGGGGCCGTGCGCAACTTCCAGACCTTCAGCGCGGGGGTGGGCAACGGCAACCAGTGCTACTACGCCATCACCCACCAAAGTGCCAACGAGTGGGAAGTGGGCCTCGGCACCTTCACCCTTTCGGCGGGCATTCCCTATCTCTCGCGCAACACGGTCTACAGCTCCTCCAACGGCAACGCGCTCGTGGACTTCTCGTCGGGCACGAAGCAGGTCGCCGTGGTCTACCCCGGCACCCAGATCGACACCATCGCGTCCAACGTGGGAGTGGCGGCGGGGTATGCCAACGACGCCCTCACCTACTCTAACCTGGCCTCCACCGCTGCGGTCAACGCCAACATCTACAAGGTAAGCGCTGCCGCCGAAGCATCCCTCGCCGGGGTGTACGCCGCGCAGGCTTCGGTCTCCTATGTCAACGCCGCGAGTGCCGCAGCCCAGGCAGCCTCCCTTGCCGCCCAGATTTCTTCGGTGGCCGTGGATGCCTCCAATGCCGCCGTGGCTGCCTCCCTCGCCCAAATCTACAAGACTTCGGCTAGCGCCTACGCCACCGAGGCTGGGGGCTACGCCTCCGTGGCCCAGATCTACAAGGTGAGTGCCAGCGCCTTCGCTACCGACGCAGCCAACTACGCTAGCATTGCAGGGGTGAGGGCCAACACCGCCAGCATCGCCGCCGTGAGTGCTAACAACGCAGCAAGCATCGCGGGGGTCTATGCCAACACGGCGAGCATCGCTGCTGTCTCCGCCAACAACGCTGCCAGTGTTGCCAGTGCTGCGGCTGCCAACGCCGCCAACTCTGCCAGCATCGCGGCTGTCTACGCCAATGCGGCATCCATTGCTGCAGTGTCCGCCAATAACGCGGCGTCCCTCGCGGGCTACTACGTGGGCTTGATCAATCCATCGGCCTACGCCCTGCTGTCCTCTACCAACACCTTCACGGGTGCCAACAACTTCACCTCCGTGGTCAACGTCCAGAGCGCACTGAGTGTCACCGGAAACTTCTTCGTGTCCGGTGTAACCACCTTGGCGTCTGCGGTTGATGTCAAGGGTGCAACCTCCCTGGCATCCACGTTGGTCGCCAATGGTAATGCTACTTTCAACAGCACCGTTAGCGTCTCCAGCGCTGTTGTGGTGGGTCCCGGCACTGCAGGAACGCCCTCCATCTCCACCACGGGCGACACCAACACCGGCATCTACTTCCCCGCCGGTAACACCCTCGCTGCTTCCACCGCAGGCTCCGAGCGCATGCGGATCGACAGCGCAGGCAACGTCGGCATCGGCACGACATCGCCAGCATATAAACTTGACGTAAACGGCGCTATCAGAATGCCAAATGCTACTGTTATTTTCATGAACGATAGCTCTGGAGTAGCCAAACAAACGCTTCAGCTTTTTTCTGATGACAACACATATATGAGCACTCCGGGTGCGTTAATTTTACGCACCAACGGCACTACCGAGCGCATGCGGATCAACAGTAGCGGCAACGTGGGTATCGGCACCACGTCGCCATCTGTTCGTTTGCAGATCGAGAACGCAACCGGCGAATCCCTTCGACTGTCAAACACGACCGGAAGCGAGCGCATTCACTTGTACGCTCGCAGCTCGGCGTCCACTTCGCGAATTGAGTCGCAAAACGGCAGTTTGGAAGTTTTTGCGTATGATCCATATCCGCTTGTTCTCGGAACCAACAACGTCGAGCGCATGCGGATCGACGCCAGCGGCAACGTTGGCATCGGGGGCGCCACGTCCCTTGCCTCTACTTTGGTGGTCAACGGCGCAGGTACCTTCAACTCCAACGTGTCGGTGTCCGGTACCTTCACGGTGTCCGGCGTAGCCAACCTCCTGTCGGCAGTGAACCTTCGAGGTGCCACCTCCATTGGCGGTACGCTCATCACCACCGGCAACGCTACCTTCTCGGGCAACGTCAGTGTGTCGGGAACCTTTACGACTTCGGGCGTGGCTACCTTTGTGTCGTCGGTTGATATCAAGGGTGCCACGTCGCTGGCATCTACCCTGAAGGTCAACTCCTCGGTGGTGATCAGCAGCGACCTGTCCTTCAATAGTGGATACGGTTCGGGTGCCCTCGCCTACGGAGTGCGCGCTTGGGTGAACTTCAATGGCACTGGGACTATTGCCATCAGAAATTCGGGCAATGTTTCCTCTCTCACGGACAATGGCGTCGGTGACTACACCATAAACTTTGCTACTAATTTTCCAGACGCCAATTATGCTTGCGCAGGTTTTTCTCAGCAAGGAAACGGCGATGCCGCCCCCAACGGGGTGGTTGCGCTAAAAAATCCTGCAACCATCACCACCTCGGCAGTTCGCATCATCGTTGGCACTCCGGGTAACAACGCATTTGACCGAGATTATGTTTATGTAGTGGCTGTACGCTAGGAGGAAACCATGTCAGAATGGCGAATCATTTATCCTACGGACGAGGGCGGAGTTGCTGTTGTAATTCCCGCTGATTGTGGACTTACCATAGATGAGATTGCGGTTAAGGATGTTCCCTTGGGTAAGCCGTTCAAGATTATCCACATGTCTGACATTCCTTCGGATCGCACGTTCAGGGATGCTTGGGAGTACCAGGAATGATCCGCATCAACATGGACAAGGCCCGAGAGATCCACAAGGATAGGATGCGTGAGGCGCGTGCACCCCTGCTGGCCAAGCTTGACGTGGATTACCAGCGAGCCTTGGAAACCAACTCCACAACTTCAGACATCGTTGCCAAGAAGAATCTTCTTCGCGACGTGACGAAGGACCCGCGCATGGCATCGGCATCAACCCCAGAAGAACTCAAGGCAATCTGGCCTGCGATTCTGGATACGTGAGCGGGTGAGCCATGTCCACATCCTACACCCAACTCTACGACTACATCCGCAGCGCCACCGAGAATGACGACACGGAGTTCGCGGCGGCCATCCCCACCTTCATCGACCAGACGCGGATGCGCCTGGCCCGCGACATTGACACCTACGGCTTCGTGGTGTACACTACAGCGGCGGTCTCCACCTACCTGGTGTCCATCCCCTCCGATGCACTGGTGCTGAAGAACGTCACCTACGTGTCGGCGGGAAGGTACAGCCAGCTCATCATGCGTACTGACGAGTTCCTCCGAGAGTACTGGCCGCAGCGCACCTCCGTGGGTGAACCCAAGTACTATGCCCGCTGGGGGTACAACCAGATCCTGGTGGCCCCCGCGCCCTCCACCAGCGCCTCCCTCGAAATCTCCTACGTGCAGATCCCCACCTCCATTGGCAGCGTGGGCACCTCCACCAACTGGCTCACGGAGTATGCCCCCGAAGCCCTCTTCTATGGGTGCATGCAGGAAGCCTGCATGTTCATGAAGAACTACCAGGCCGCCGCCCTCTGGGAGGGCAAGTACCAGGACGCCGTTGGGAAGCTGCGCAACGAGGCCCGGCGTACCCGCCAGGATGACAACCTCAATAACAACTCGCCCGCCGGCGGCGACAATACCCTGCAGGGAGGCGTGTAATGCCCTCTACGTATTCCTCCTCCCTCCGCCTCGAACTCCAGGCTACTGGCGAGAACGCCAACACCTGGGGTGTCAAGACCAACAACAACCTCAACTTGGTGCAGCAGGCCATCACAGGCTATTGCAGCATCAACATCTCGGGCAACGCCAGCTACACGGTGAGTGCCGCCGACGGTGTGTCCGACGAGGCTCGCAACGCCGTCCTCAACCTCACGGGCACGGTCACCTCCGCCATCTCCGTGGTGGTGCCCGACGTGGCCAAGACCTACTGGGTGCGCTGCCAAGCCTCCGGGGCCAACGTCACGTTCCGCACCTCGGCGGGTACAGGCGTGGTGCTGCCCCGCGACCTCTGGGTCTTCCTCGTCATCGACGGGACCTCGGTGGTCAACGCGATGCTCCCATACGTCCAGCTCAGTGCCGCCAACGTCTTCACCAATACCAACACCTTTGCTTCTGCCACCACCTTCACGGGGCCTGTCTCGGTCTCCGCCTCGGCAGCATTCACGCTTCCCGTCACCATCAACGCCCCACTCTCCGTCACGGGTGCAGCCACCTTCACCTCTGCGGTGGCGGTGCGGGCCCCCCTCTCGGTCACGGGCGCTGCCGTCTTCACAAGCACGGTCAACGTCTCCAAGGCCCTCACCGTCGCCGCCACGGTGGAGTCCACCACGGGAGGCTTCAAGTTCCCCGACGGGACCCTGCAGGCCACTGCCGTCACCAGCGCAGCGCGCATGGTTGCGGGCACCGCTCTGGTGTTGGACCCCATCGCAGTCAACACACGCACGACGCAGACGCATGGCCTCTCCGCAACTCCGACCTTCTTCACGACCTACCTGGAGTGCAAGAGCGCCGAGTACAATTTCTCGGCGGGGGATCGTATCATCCTCAACGCCGGAGTCAATGTGATCGCGGGCAGCACGATTGTCCTCCAGGTTCGGGCTGACACCTCGGCAACCTACCTTGAGATTGCCAACAACTCCCTCCCAGGCGTCGTCAACAAGACCGCTGTTCCTCCGGGTTCGGCCAACACCATCACGGCGGCCAACTGGCTTGTGCGTGTGATCCCCTACGCCCTCGTCTAAGGTTACGGCCATGGATGACCATACCAAGCACCTTCTCGACACCGCATCCGTGGCCACCGTGGTGGGTACCATCTCGGGTATGCTCCCGGCCATTGCTGCCATCTTCACCATAGTGTGGACCAGCATCCGCATCTACGAGAGCAAGACCGTCCAAGAGTACCTGGAGAAGAAGCGTGGCGGACGCACCCCGTAGTCCCCGCCTCATCACGGCACCCGCCAAGCCCGGCATCAACCGGGAGCTTACCCGCTACGCGGGCGAGGGCGGCTGGTACGATGCCGACAAGGTAAGGTTCCGCTACGGCCAGCCCGAAAAAATTGGGGGATGGCAGAACATCAACGGGGTGGGGGACACCACCACGATACCCGGCGTGGGCCGCTCCCTCTTCACGTGGGTCAACCTGGCGGGCACCACCTACCTCGCGGTGGGCACCAACTCCCACCTCATGGTGTGGGACGGCGGCAAGTACTACGACATCACTCCGGTGGACGCGTCGGTTTCCGCCTCCAACATCATCAGCACCTCGGCGGGCTCCACCACCATCACGGTTTCAGTGTCGGCCCACGGCCACTCCACCGGCGACTACTTCTACTTCACCTCCATCACCACCACGGTGGGCGGCAACATCTACCCGGTGAGTGCGCCCCTGGGGGGTTTCCCCATCACGGTGGTGGATGCCAACAGCTTCACCATCAACACGGGCGTCACTGCCGCCGCCACCTCAGCTACCGCAGGTGGTGTGGCCACGGGCTTCTTCAATCTTACCACGGGCTTCCCCAGCAACGCTGCCACCTTTGGGTGGGGTGCCGGCGTGTGGAGCGGCGGCCAGGGCTGGGGTACTCCCGCCTCTTCAGCCTTCGTGGCCCCGCTGCGCTACTGGAGCATGGACAATTGGGGTGAGGACCTGGTGGCATCCCCCCGCAACAACGGCATCT